TGAAGGGCACTATATGATAACCTCATACCATGACTTCAATGAACGTACTCGAGCTTGGTATGATAGCTACGACATGAAGGACTTTAAAAACTTTGACCAGTTCGTTAAGTGCATGAAATCGTACAAAGACCGAGACACAACAGTTATTTTATATGAACGTGACAGAGGATAAATAAAGTGTTGACATGTGTAAATCGTTACTGTAAACTAGACTCATAAATTAAATAAACCAACTGGAGAAATAAAATGAAAGACGAAACAAAATACGAATGGGCTTGTGAATACTGGAGCGGTGACGATATTATCGACAGTGACTTTAGTGTCAAAAAAATTGACGTATGGCCTGCTAGGTGGAGCCATATTGAACTGGGTAGTGAATGTAAACCCGTCCTCAGCATTAGACGCTACGTTGGCAATGAAGAAGATGGCATCCTTGACATTGGGTATGCTTATCAAGGTGATACCACTTTCGACACTGGCCACAAAATACCAGCCTACCTGTTAAACCAATTAACCAAAGGGGAAATAAAATGAAAACGTTTATAGCACCAAAGAAAGATACTCAGGAAATGATAAAAGCATTGCGCCAAGCTGGCTTGGAGGTCGATAAATTAGATGCGGGCTATGAGTGCATCGGCATCAACGGTGACGTTATATTCAAGGCAATGGTTGGGCATGACGGGTATCTAATACGCACTGTAGATGACTTATTCGTTTAAACCACTATCAACGGACAAGGAAGTCCATCAACTAATAGTTACAATTAATTTAAATAAAGTGTTGACACAGTCAGAACGACCCTGTAAACTGTACCCATAACTTAAAGAAAGCAACTAACTGGAGAAATAAAATGACAACTGGCAGACAAATAACAAAAGCTATTAAAGATAGATTCGGTCTAGAGAATGTAAAAATTTCTAAAGCACAAGGGATGTGCAGGTTCTACAGCGATGATGATTGGACAGTAGACTTCTCACTACTAGACGCTGTTTACGTACCATACATCAGCATGATGACAGCTGATAGATGGGTAGATGAGCTGGAATATGGTTTGAAAGCCTCAGGACAATTAAAAGAAACGTATAAAAATATCTAACTTAAATAAAGGGCGTTTGCTTAGTTGAGCGCCCTTTGTTAAGATAGTTAAACCAACCAACCAAAAGGATAAAATAAAATGACTACAGCAGAAAAATTTTATAAAAACTTTGTAGACAATTACGCGGGCAGTTATGGAGATGACTTTGATGCGTATGTGTATGATTTACGCGAGGGTGGTTCTATTGAGTGGAGTGGTGATTACTACTCGAACAATGCGCTGTTGTTTGATGACGACTCCGAGATTGTTTGGAATTATAAAAACGAGATTGAGGTATATTAAGGTGAGATATTTATATTTAACAGCAATCACAGGCGTTATGATATACGCTTTATATTCGAGCCTATCAGGATATCTTGACTTACCTATAGTAGGTGTTAACCAAGCAGGTGAGTGCGCTTATATCGAAACCTCTGGCGTAAGAGACTATACTTGTGGTACAATGCCTACCAAATACATAATGGAGAGAGTACAATGAAAACATTAGAACAGATTAGAAAAGAAAAGAAAGAGATTGAACGTAGACTGCTAATCTTAGAACACAAAGACAGGCACACACACGACGACGACCAAGCCTGTTATAACATGAATCAGGCTATATTGAAATTAGCCAGAGAAATCAGAAACTATGAAGGAGCAAAAAAATGACAAATAAAGTAATAACAGCTAAGAAGCTGCGTATCATTGAACAGATAGACCAAGCATTGGTTGTATTGGACAGAGAAGCGTCGGGATATAATCATATCGTAAACACCATGTCAGTCATGCAACTACAAACTATTAAAGGTGAACTGTTTGATGAGATATGGTATACTGAAAACAGACCGCAAAAGATAACAGTTAATAAGGTGAAATAGACATGAGTTTACAAAAAGATTTAGAATTATTAGAAGTGCAGGTACGTGATATAGACCATCCGTTAAACCAGTTCTACTGGGAAGAGGTAGAGTATGAAGCAGAAGACTTCCTATGTAACTTTAACTGGGATGGATTAGAATCCGAACAAATAGATTTGACAGAAGTGTTAAAATAGTATATAATAATAAGCATTATTTAATTATATTTATTATTTAATATTAACTAATATTAGGAGTTATTAATAATATGAATAACTTAGAGCAGAGAGAGAGGGGACAACTGAGCCACAAGATACCTTGTCCTGATTGCGGAAGTGGAGATGGCAACCAAGTATACACCTACGACAACCAGCCTGATGATAGCTATTGTTTTGCGTGTCAGACTTACTTCCCTCCTAATGACAACGTAACAAGTATTAGACCAAAGCAGAAGGCTAAAGAGATGACTATTGATTATAGTAAACTACCATTTCGTGCTCTATCGGACAGGGGTATACGTAAAGACGTCGCTGAATTATACAGCGTTAGGGTTGCACTAAGTGAGGTTGATGGTAATACTATCACCCACCACTACTATCCAGATACTAAGAATGGAGAGGTTACGGGCTACGAGGTTAGAGAGGTAGCAACCAAAGACTTTAAAGCAGTAGGTGATAGGAAAGGTGCTGTTGATTTGTGGGGCAAGAGCCTTGCTAGTAAGAACGGCAGTAACAAGCTGTTCATTACGGAAGGCAGGTGCGATGCTATGGCGTTATATCAGACCATTATTGATAATACTCCAGCCAAGTACAAACAATACCTTCCTTCGGTCGTATCACTAACACGTGGTGCGTCATCTGCATTAAAGGATATGGTTAATAATAGGGACTTCGTAGAGAAGTATAATGAAGTCATTTTAGTATTAGATAATGATGAAGCTGGTAACAAGGCAACAAAGGATATTATTAAATCTTTCCCATTGTTTAAGGTCGCAAACCTACCATTAAAAGATGCTAATGATATGCTGTTAGCCGACAGAGGAAAGGAGCTATACCAATCAGCAGTGTGGGATAGTAAGCCTATCAGACAAGGTGAAGTGTTAGATATTGAGGACTTCATAGACAAGGCACTGGAAAAGCCTAAGATGGGCATCAGCTTCCCTTGGGACACGGTAACAAGAGCAACGTTTGGTATCAGACCTCACACTATCCATATAGTAGGAGCAGCACCTAAGATTGGCAAGACTGACCACCAGCATCAGTTAGTAGAACATCTGGTTTACAGCGAGAGTCAGAACGTAGGTATGTTTGACTTGGAGAACGCACCAGCCAAGACAGCCAAGAAGTTGGCAGGTAAGCATGACAGGGTAGATTATTCTAGACCCGATGTTAGTTATGACCCAGATATGCTAAAGCACACCCTGTTATCAATGCAGGGTAAGGTTAGATTCTATGATAGGAGTGCTAGTCGTGATTGGCAGGACATAAGAATAGCTATGGAGGAGATGCACTTGCTCGATGGCATCAACATCTTTATCCTTGACCCACTTACAGCACTGGTTAGTATGTTTACAGCAAGCGAAGCGAACGACAAGCTGAACGAGATAATGACAGACATGGCAGACTTGGTGATGAAGTACCCTATCACTATCTTTTGTTACAGTCATGTCAACCCTAAGCCTAAAGGTTCACGCTCGCATGAGCAAGGTGGTAGGGTGTTGAGTCATGAGTTCACAGGTTCACGAGCTATGGAGAAGTGGGCACACTATGGGCATGGTATTAGCAGGGATAGAAGCCCTGATTGTCCTGATGATAAGCACAACATTAGCGAGTTCTACATGCTGTTTGACAGAGACTTTGGACAGAGCTACAGTTGTGACGTGTACTTCGATGAGAAGACTATCACGTACTTAGAAGTATGATGTTTGGGTATAGAGGGACGTTAAGAAAATGAATTACGTATTTGATATTGAAGCAAATGGTTTAAACCCAGACAAGATACATTGTATGGTAGCCAATGGTAAGCAGGTACACAAAGACTTCTTTGTCAACTTGACAGAAGATGATGTACTTATAGGGCATAACATTATTCGATATGATGTGCCAGTATTAGAGAAGTTACTAGGCATTAAGATTAAAGCCAAGCTAATAGACACACTAGCACTGAGTTGGTATCTGTTTGCTGAACGCAACAAGCATGGTTTAGCAGATTGGGGTGTTGAGTTTGGAATACCTAAACCAGTGATAGAAGATTGGGATAACTTAAGCGAAGAAGAGTACATACACAGATGTAGTGAGGATGTTAAGATTAACACTAGGCTATGGCAGCTACAAGAGCAGCACCTAGTTGCACTGTACGGCAATGACTACAGCGATTTGGTAGAGTACCTTACATTTAAAATGCACTGTGCCATGTTACAAGAGCAGAACAAGTGGAAGTTAGATGTGGATAAAGCTAACACCTTATT